CCTGCGGGTAGTGGAATCTCTAATAAGCGGGCAGTTCCAAGCACATCGCCATAGAAAATCTGACCACCAGTGTCGTTACACACGCATTGCAAATTAGGAGCCACATGCGCAATGATAGAGTTGTATGTGGTTGATGCGTCATAGGATGTCTGGAACATCCACTGGTTGTAAGCAGAGCTAACCAAAGCATTCAAACCACCAGCCATGTTAGTGACTGTGGTTGTGATCGTTGTTGTGTTAGCCACCACCACAAACCCATTAGTAGCCTGACCAGCAGTTGAGGCTGTGATGGTGATCACCGCGCCAACAGCAACAGCAGTGTAGTTTGGCGTAGATGTGAATGCGGTAATGTTTGCCGCAACAGCCGTAGCCGTTGTAGCCAAATCAGTCGTAAACGAAACAGAGCCTGATGTGATCGTTACGCCATTAACTGTGATGCTGTTAACTGAGCCAGCGCCACCACCAGTCAAAGTAACTGTTCCAGTTGCGCTGACAGCTATAGGAGTTCGGTTACTGATAACTGAACTGTTTGTAGTTGCGTCAATCGTAAAACGCTCTACAGTCGACGCACCTGCTGAATGGCAATACTGCAATTGTTGTTGCGTAAAACTGTTAAAGCCTCGGGAAATCTCAGTCAAATATTTATTGATTGAGCGATAGCCAAAAATCTTTCTAGGCAAGCCGCGCTGGAATCTGACCCACTGTCCGTCAATGTAAAAATCACCATCGTACCTAGTACCATCTCGCTTGATACCAGCGAGAGACTTTAGGACTATTGTGCTTTCTGGCATTAGTATGTCCCACCATTAACGACACCAGCAGGAGCGACACCTAATACAGTCCATGCCGCTTGTTGGTTAGCCGCTTCAAAAATTGGAATACCAACAGCAGTTCCACCAAGGTTAATCAAAGCCGCGCCTGCGGTAGTAGCTCCTGTGCCACCTTGTGCAATTGTGATTGGGTAGCTTGCTGTTGTTGTATCAGCATCAACCACATCACTGCCATCGCAATAATAAATGCCTCGTGTGCCTTGACCAACCGCAAGACCAGTTCCTGCTGAAGTCTTAACAGTCAGTGTGTAAGCACCAGTTGTGGCATTGTCAATCCAATACTGCTGAACAGTAGCAGGCACAACCACAATGCGATTGCCAGTTAGCAAGCCTGTGAACTTGTACACAATACGGTTGAGTTCTGAGCCTGTCAGTGTGTAAGTTCCAGAGCCAGCAATGCTAATCACTGTGTAGTCAAACACAAAGACAGAAGCCTGACCAAACCCTAGCGTGTAGAAGTTTGAGCCATCGCTGATGATCACAGACGACTCAGTTGGCTGGTAGGCTTTTGTTGCTAAACCGTCAATGGTGTTTACACCAGAAGGTGTCAGCGTAACTTGACCACCGCCAGAGTTGCGCAAGTACATGAACCAGTTGTTGCCCACCGTAGCGGCGCTAGGCAGGGTCAAAGTCCCTGAGCCTGAACCAGTCCACAAATACATCTTGGCGCGATCTGAATCGCCTGCTATGTAGTTTGTGTTGAACTGCGTAATAGGAACAGACTGAGACAACAATGTGCCTACAGCCACAATGCCAGTTCCAGCCAATGCAGAGGCATTTGCCTCAGATACCGTAGCGCCAAACTGCAATGACTCCCACAAGCCGTTTGTTGTGGTGTTGCTAGTTAAATAAATCTGATAAACCGTCCCAGCGGCAATTGATGCTATTTGCGTACCACCAGCGTTCTTAACTAAGAAAGTCTGTGCGCCTTGGTTGTTAAACAGGATGGTATTGCCTACACCACTCTTTTGCGCGTCAGGCAAAAAGATTGACCGACCTGCATTTGAGGCGGTCACATCAATGATGCGGGTTGCTAAGTTAGTGTTAGTCGAGGTTTCCTCGGGCCAACTCAGCGTGACATCCGTAGTCGTCAGCGTGATGGCGCTGTAGCTGATCTCGCTTGGGTAGATGTTTGCTCCACCAAAGACATCTGTATAGATAGGCATTACGCTTCACTCCTAGTTGCTGTGCGATCCATGATGCGCTTCAAGTCTTCGCCATTGAGCGCCTGCGCCGCACGGTCATACATGGCTTGCCAAGTCTGAATCCGCTCGTCCTTTTTAAGAAACGGCGTTGCCTCTAGCAAGGTTGCATACAGCAACACATCAGGGGCGTATTCGGTAAGCCAGTTGGTTTGTAAGTCATCGCCCAGAAGGGCAGGTTGCTCGTAGTACAGAACTTCAAGAGTCTGCACTGTAGAAGGTGTTGGGGTAATCAACCAGTTTTGGTAGTCGTAGTCAGCATAAAACTGAGGGGCGGCGGTCTGGGCTTCGTTAGGCCAGTAACTGCGGCAATACTCGTATGCTCTAGCAAATATAGGCGATCCATTGACAGTCATGCTGATGGTGTCTCGCCACCTATCAGGCTTTAAATAGACAGCCACGCCAACGGATAGAGGGGTACTCACCGCTCGGATGAACCCCATAATTTTAAGCTCTCGCGCAATTCTGCGTTCGCCCAATGTGATCAACCGAGGCAGTTGGTCGTAAACGATCTGGTCGCTTTCTTGGGTGAATCCACGCTCAAGATAACGGCGCACATCTACGAGCAGACTGTCGTAGGTCATGGTATAGCTCATAAATACTCCAATAGTATTAGCCGCTGATACAGCATGCGCCTGAGAAAAATTATACTCTTGAAAGGTAGTTCAAGGCAACTTGTGTTACATAAGCAGACATTCTGCATCTCTGCGCTTTTTTAAGCCTGCCAGAACTTTACCGCCGCCCTTGTTCCAGAGCTTGAGTTGTTCTTTAGCCTCTTCCCAGTCCTGAGCGTTTATCTTACGCTTTAGGGTGGAAGTTTGGAGCCTGCCAACGCCTAAGTTATAGCAAAAATCAACAATGGCGTTGCATTTGCGTTCGTCGGTGGCAAGAATGGGGCAATTCCGCAGGACACCCGGCAAATAGGTGTGCTCCAACTCAAACATCAACAACGCCCTAGCCGCTGGCTCGTCCATGGGAGGGTCTTGTAAAGTTACCTTTTTCCCATCAGCGTAATAGGTAGAGCCATACCCAATCGTAGCCACATTAGCTGGACAAAGGTACGGCTTGGCTCTGTAGCCCTCAAACTGCCTGCACAGTGCGGCGGCTAGTTCTAAGTTCATAGCCCACGCTGTTTCAGAGTTCTATCGAGGAACCAATAGTTAATTGTTCCAGCCAAGAGTGCTGAGAAGTCAGGCGACATCATCATCTTAAATACTTCCATAGGAGCCGCACCTGCAATCCATGAGTTCCAACCAAACCACAGATGCACAAAAGACCAGACCAAAAGAATCCAGTAAGTTACGACAGGACGAACAGATGCAGACAAACTAGCCGCCCAGCCACCTGCGGCTTTGACCATCGATGCTTGTTGCTCAATTGCAGAATTAAAGGCATCCATGACCCCTACATCAACTGCCGCCTCCCGTTGTGCCCCAATCTCAGCCAGCTTCATTTGACCTCTGATTTGCTCCAGTTCACACTGGCGGGCAAACATGAGCATTTCATGCGACCGTTCGTTCTTTTTGTCAAAGAACTTAAGAACTTCAGGAGCCAAGCGAAAAATTCCACCTAACGCCCCACCTAATATTCCACCAAATACTTCAAACATAGTTACTCCTCTGACATATCAGTTGCCGCCAAGTTAATGCGGGTCTTTAGAGCCGCAATATCCTCTGGCTTGTTTTTAAATCCAATTGCTACATACCCTGCAAATTTACCCATATCTGGGGGGATGGAGCCTCTACACATAAACTTAACACCTTGTTTTGCTCCCCACTCACCTACTTTAGACGAGGGGTTGAAGTCTTCACATAGGACTTCCCCATTTAGCATAGCAACCATGGCGCTATTGCGGTCTGATGAGGCGTTAAACAAGGAAGTAATTGATCCCTCAACAGACTTTTCTCGTGACCCATCAGCGTTTAAGGCCAACACAGTTGTACGGCTGTTGGTCGACAAATTGGCCTTGTGAATCAAAACAACAATTCCATCGACATCTTTCATAAGGCTACGAGCAGGGACAAGCAAATTTTCTTGCTTCGCCAACTGAGGCATTTTGTCCTGCGTGGTAATAGCGTGAAGGATGACTTGACGGGAGTCCCACGCAAAGTATCCAGCAAAGGCTAAGAACGACAACAGGATGACCGTAAACAGTTTAAAAGGGTTATCTACCCACTCAATCAAACCAATGACTTTACCAAGAGCGCTGTCGTCTTTTTTGGCTTCAGGTTTAGATGCAGTTGGTGCGGCAACAGACACATTGATTGTCTGCTCTGCTTTAGGCTTGGGTGTACGCCGCTTAACAGGCGCTACCTTGGCTGGCGCTTTAGAAGTTGTTTTCTTTGCTGTAACCATATTAAACCAACTTGTCTATTTCCCGTTTTAAGTTGTTGATCTGGATGTTCAGGGTTATCTGACGCATCCTGTACTCATAAATTTCATACTCATACTGGTGAAACTTCTTAACTCGGTTGTCCACCTGTACCTGATTTGCCCGTTCAGCGTTCTGTTTTTCAATTCGCTTTATAAAAACTTCTTGTTGCGTAGAAGCCATCGGTTGCACGACTGGATACCACTTGTCGTAACTGACTTTCATTTCTTCTCTCGCTCAATTGCTTGTTGGTATCCATGGATAATCAACGCCCTAGTTTCTGCCGAGTCTGCTGTACCTGCCCACATAGGCAAGTTGTTCCAAATCAATACATAATCTTCTGATTTGCAATGAGGTGCATTGTTTTTTAGCCAAGCAATCATCTGCTGATGGCGCTCGGATGGGTTGTGGATTGTGTAGCCTATGCCATAGAACTCGCGCACATAACAGCCATTCTTGGCTACGGCTCCAACTAGCCCTAACAGCAGTAACAGTATGAGCCAACGCATTTACCACGCCCAACTCCATGCAATGATGTAAGAGCAAAACAACACAAAGGCAACTAAAAGAGTCGCCGCAATAAATGCTTCGACCCAGTCCCACATGGTTAGCTCCACTTGATGATTACGATGCCAGAGCCGCCATTACCGCCACCTCTGTTGGATGTATCCGACTGAATAGAACCGCCTCCACCGCCCCCACCTGTGTTAAAAGTTCCAGCAGTTCCGTTGTTATCCGTTCCACCAGTCCCACCGCCACCGCCACCACCAGCACCTCCAGTACCAGCAGTCCCGCCTTGATAAGTACCGCCACCGCCACCACCTGCATAAGTAGTAGACGCTCCTGACAAAGAAGATGCAGTACCAGCGCCTCCATTACCGCCAGTAGTTGTTGTTCCAGCCACACCTACGGCAGATGCTCCACCACCGCCACCGCCACCATAATTTGATGGTGAGTTGCTTCCTGCGCCACCATTATTGCCTTGACCGCTTGGAGATGCAGAGCCTCCAGCATAGCCAGAACCTCCGCCACCAGAACCGCCATTTAACCCAACGCCGTATGTTGCGTTTCCATCGCCGCCGCCGCCGCCGCCGCCAGTTGCAGTAATAGAACTAAATATTGAATTAGCACCGCTTGTTCCAGTTACAGCCGCACCGCCACCACCATTGCCGCCATTTCCTCCAGCACCAATCGTAACTACGTAAGCAGTTCCCGCAGTAACCGATAAACCTGTGGCTGTACGGTATCCACCAGCGCCACCACCACCGCCTCGTCTACCGCCCCCACCACCACCACCAGCAACCACCAAGTATTCAACCTGTGTAGCGCCAACAGGGGCAACCCAAACGCCTGATGAATAAAAAATTGTTGTATTTGCTGGAGCTATTGTTGCTAAATTTATAGGTGTAGTTGGCGCTAAAGTACCTGAAGAAGTAAATGTGTGGACAACAAAAGAACCATTTGGGTTAATGCCACTTAAAGTTACTGTGCCACCAGTAAAATATTGAATTGAGCCGGGGTAGCGAAGAATGACAACGCCTGAACCGCCTGTAGCTCCAGCCCTGCCGTTTGATCCGCCTCCGCCACCGCCACCAGTATTTGCTGTCCCAGCTATTGGGTCAACACTTCCAGAATAAATACCACCTGCACCGCCACCGCCAACACCACCAACCGATGCGCCAGCAGTTCCAGCGGAATAGTTTCCACCGCCACCACCGCCTGCGTATGCAGTTACTGCCCCGCTAATTGAACTTGCAATACCCGCACCGCCGTTACCGCCAGCATTGTTACCATTGTTTGCATTTAGCCCAATAGTCCCTGCTCCCCCACCGCCGCCTGAAGCAAGGTTTGGATAACCGCCAGTATTGGAATTTCCACCGGCATTTCCTTGGCCAGAAGTTCCCGCAGAACCAGTCAAACCAGTAGAACCTGCCCCGCCCCCAGAACCACCAGAGTTACCAACTTGTCCGTATCTTCCGCCGTAGCCACCGCCAGTTGCAACAATACGCCCTGTAGTAGCCGCAGAAGATGTGGCATCAAAAACAGAGTTTCCACCATTAGTAGATGTGGCTCCCAATGAAGCAGTGCCGCCAGCGCCTACAGTTACAAAGTAAGAAGCGCCTAATGTGAGGCCAGCGTAACCAGCAAGCAATCCACCCGCACCAGCACCGCCGCCCGTCTGTTGAATTCCTGAGCCGTCACTACCGCCGCCGCCACCACCAGCAACAATTAGATACTCAACAACAGACGGAGGAATGCCCGTCCAATTCAAGTCTTTTACAGCTTGACTTACTTGACTTAGCGTCCACATTCCACTGTATTGAGGGGGCATGATAATTCCTTATGCGTGACGAGCAAACTGCCCGTGTAATTCTTCACGAACTAAAGCAATAAATTCTGCCGCCAAATCTTTGGTTGCAAACGTGCCTAATGTTCTGCGCCGATTATTGAAACCAATTTGGGCAACCCATGAGTTCTTGGGTTGACACCAATAAACGCCTTTTACACCAGACATATTATTGCTGTATACGGATTGGTTTGCTTTGTTTTGAGATAACGTAGCTGGGCGTAAATTTTCAATATGGTTGTTTAAACCGTTGCCATCAACGTGGTCAACATATTCAGGGCAATAGCCGTGGTGCATTAGGAAAATTAAACGGTGAGCAGAATACCGCTGACTATTAACTTTGACCCAGATGTATCCATCTTTTTCACAACCAGATCGTTGACCAGCTTTGACCATTTTGCGGTCAACTTTGTTCAATAGAACGCCATCCTCTATAACAAACAGAGAATGAAGCAATTCTATTGACGGCAATGGCAACGCTTTTCTTGGCATATTACGCGATTGTAATTTCAACCCATGACAATGTTGGCTCATCCCAGCTAAAGCGCTTACCTTCAACTACGGGCATAGGCGTTGGGGCTTCCCAATGGTATGTGGCTTCGTTTTTAGTCCAGCTTGGAAAAGGCTGTGGGGCATAGAAACCTACACCGTCATACAACATTCCAACACCCGCGTAATTCTTACGCAGTGGCGTACCACCTTGCGAGTGAACTCCACCAGAAGTGTTGTATGAAGTTTGAACCCAAGATGCTGGGTCGCCCCAGTGACCAAGGTCAAGAACTGCTTTTTCGATGACGATGACTTGCGTCACTACACCGTTTTCTACTTTAGCGAAATGGCTCATGTTTGCTCCTTAAAAAGTAATAGTGCCAGAAGATGTCCAAGTGTAAATCTGATACCCATCAGAGTAGTTTATCTGAGGGCTTCCTGTTGTGGAAGTAGGTGGTAATAAAGATTGAGGATAACGAATGATGACAATTCCAGAACCACCATTACCGCCAAAAGATGATTCAAATTCTCCACCACCGCCACCTCCACCTGTATTTGCAGTACCAGAAATGCCAGACTGCGAAGGAGCTAAACCACCATTACCCCCGCCACCGCCTCCACCAAGTCCACCAGTAGTTAAAGTGGATGTGTTTGTACTAGAACCACCACCGCCACCTCCAGCGTAAAAGACTCTTGCACCCGTAATGGTTGAGCAAAACCCAGTTCCACCATTGCCACCAGCACCCAAAGAGCCAGAAGAAACTACTAATGAATTTCCACCAACAGAGCCTGCGCCACCACCACCGCCTGCGGCAAAGTAACCGGGCGGGTAAACCCCACCAGAGCCACCACCAGCATTGCCTTGACCAGATGTTCCAGCGCCTCCAGTTGATCCGCTCCCGCTACCATCTTGGCTACCGCCACCACCTGATCCGCCAGAAGCGCCGTTAGTAGTGCTATTTGGGCCACCACCATAACCACCACCAATAGAGGTAATAGAACTAAAAACAGAATTGCTACCACTGACTCCATTACTAACTGCGCCACTTGCATAAGTACCACCAGCACCACCAGCACCCACGGTCACAGTTAAAGCAGAACCAGCCGCAACAGAAAAACCAGCCGCAGTCAAAAGACCACCTGCTCCTCCGCCACCACCGCCAGCACCACCTCCACCAGCAACCACTAAATATTCAACTGCGGTAGTTGTACCAGACAGTGGGTTAAAGGTTGCGGAAAGGAATCCACCTAATAAAGTTTGACTCATTTCAACTCCATTTAATAATCACAATGCCAGAGCCGCCGTTGCCGGGAATTCTGCCATTAGCACCGCCGCCACCGCCGCCACCTGTGTTGTCTGTTCCAGATGTTGCTCCATAACCACCTAAGTAATTAGAACCATTACCGCCGCCGCCAGTACCACCCATACCTTGAGCAACTGTTGCGTAATACGCGCCACCACCTCCACCACCTGCATAAGTTGCGCCACCAAGATTTGCGGTTGCGGCAGAACCATTTCCACCATTACCTGCTTGAACTGCCGTGGCAGTACCGCCAACTGCCCCTGCTCCACCGCCGCCACCACCAGCAAACGCGCCAGTGCTAAAACTATCTCCGCCATTATTACCTTGGCTTGGTGATGTTGATGGATTATTGCCTGATCCGCCAGTTCCAGTTGAAATTGGCCCACCACCACCGCCTGACCCGCCAGCTTGACCTATTCCATTTCCATTTGACCCAGAAGCACCGCTACCGCCACCTCCAGATGTTATGGAAGAAAATACAGAGTTACTTCCAGAACCTCCGTATTGAGCACTAATAGAAGTAGAGCCAGCACCGCCAGCACCTACCGTCACCGTGTAAGCTGTTCCAGCAGTTACAGATAGTCCTGTGGCTGTTCTGAATCCACCTGCTCCGCCACCACCCGCACCTTCACCAAAACCTTGAACACTGCCTGCACCACCAGCAACAACCAAGTATTCAACTTGCGTAGCACCCGCTGGTGCAATCCATACTGTAGAACTAGTAAACACAAAAACATTTGTTGTTGCGGGAGTTGGCGTAGTAGGAGCCAATGTTCCAGAAGATGTAAATGTATGTATGACATACCCGCCATTAGCGGAAACTATTCCACCAGTGTAAAACTGCACAGAGCCGGGGTATCTGACTACTACGATGCCTGAACCGCCTGATCCGCCAGCCGTTGCCGTTGTAGTACCACCATTACCACCACCACCACCGCCAGTATTAACGGTTCCGCTACCTGATGTACCACCCCTTGCGGCATTCCCCCCGCCACCAACACCGCCTACCCCTAATGTTCCAGCGGTGTATGTGCCAGCACCGCCACCTCCAGCGTAAGTAGTTACAGTTCCTGTAATAGCAGAAGCAATACCTGCGCCGCCGTTGCCCCCAATAGCACTTGTTCCATTTAAGCCAACTGTCCCAGCACCGCCACCACCGCCACCGCCATAAGCACTAGATGTGTAAGTTCCTGTTCCGCCAGCATTACCTTGACCACTAGTGCCAGAACCAGCGGGGCCGGGGTCTAATGCGCTAGTAGAACTACCACCACCACCTGAACCGCCAGACAATCCAGTAACACCAGTGGTTCCAGAAGGTGGCTGATTACCACCAGCACCGCCGCCAGTAGATGTAATAGAACCAAATACAGAGTTAACACCAGAAGTTCCTTGGGCGCTAGATGACCCTGTACCACCAGCGCCTACAGTCACAGTGTAAGAAGAACCAGCAGTCACTGGACTTATTCCCGTCAACAAACCACCAGCACCGCCCCCGCCTCCGCCAGTCAATGCGACAGTTGATATATTCCCACCACCAGAACCACCACCAGCAACGCAAAGATACTCCACCCACTGAGGTGGATTAAATGCTGACCATGCGCCTTGACGAATGGCTTGGTTAACTTGTCTGAGTGTAAAAATACCTTGTGCCATATATCCTCAGAATGTAATTGTTCCAGATGCAACAAATGTGTATACGCGCCATCCACCAGTAACAACCATTTCAGGACTGCCTGTCGTAGATGTAGCAGGGGCTAAGTAAGATGGGTAGCGTAGGATTACGATGCCAGAGCCGCCTGCGCCGCCAGAAAATACTCCAGCAACAACACTTCCACCACCACCGCCACCGCCAGTGTTATTTAATCCAGAAAATGCTGTTGTAAATGCAGAACTTGAACCGCCTCCACCGCCACCACCAAGACCGGGTGTGTTTGAAGTTGACCCTTGATATGCGCCGCCCCCACCTCCACCAGCGTATTGAATTTGTGAGCCACTAATACTAGAAACTAAACCTGTACCACCATTACCAGCAGGGCCAATACCATTAGTTCCATTAGTGCCAACGCTCCCTGCACCGCCACCGCCACCGCCGTTAGCATAAGTAGAATTATTTGTAAAACCAGCGCCTCCTGCATTCCCTTGTCCAGAAGTACCAGCGCCTCCTGCGTTTGAAGCGGGGGCTGAAGTGTACGCGCCGCCGCCACCAGAACCCCCAGCCGATCCAGCGGAGCCGCTACCACTACCACCACCACCACCGCCCGTTGCGGTTATGGAGCTAAAAACAGAATTAGAACCATTTACTCCATTGGCAGTTGATGTAGAACCAGCACCTCCAGCACCAATTGTTATTGTGTACGCAGTTCCAATAACAACAGAAAGCCCTGTAGCAGTTAACAAACCACCCGCACCACCGCCACCCGCTTGGGCATGACCACCACCACCCCCGCCAGCCACGACAAGGTATTCCACCGATGTGACAGGGTAGTTAATGCCGTTTAAACCAGCAGAGAGAATCCCGCCCGTATATCGAAGTCCCATAAGAACCTCCGATTAGGTGATTTCTTCAAAGCTAATCGTTGCAACCAAGTCACCAGCCGCACTTGCAATTGCGCCAATTGATTGATTCTCAAGCAAATAGAATGTAGTCGTCTTATCAGTCACAATTAACGAAGCATCTGGTGGGACTGAAATAGTCGAAGCAATCGCAATTGCTGTTCCACCTAAAGCCGCCGCAGAGTAAATGTTCACTGTGATGTCAGCCGCAGATGTGCCATCAATGTTAGCAACCACAATCGAGTTGATCTTGAAGACCTTATTGCTCGATGCGGCGTTTGAGGCTAGTTGAGTTGCGCTTGTGCCTACAGCAACAGAGAGCGAGTTACCAACAATGCTGGTGACATTAACAATATTTGGATTTGCCATGGTGGTTCCTTACAGACCGAAAATAAGTGAAAAGGCAATAGCTTGACCTTTGGTCGCACCAGCCGATGGAGTTGCAAAAGAGAGGTTGCCAGCGCCATCAGTTTGAATGACTTGATTTGCTGAGCCATCAGCGGTGGGGTACTTTAGGCCAGCAGGGTTGTTCATGATGCGGGTGACAGTGCCTGATGCGTTTTCAGCGTACAACGCCATATCGGTGTCGGCGATGTTGAAGCCAAGCTCGCCCGGCAACAAGTTAGCCGCCAACGGCACAGCCGCCCCTGTCGTCGTGCGATAAAGCTGAATAGGTGTAAAGCCTGAAGCCGCCATAGTGTTACCTCAAATTCTCAAGTTTGTACAAAGTCTTCATATGCAAGCCCGTGAGTTCATCAATGATGTTCTCTAGCGCAGGCACATTTTTGGCTATCTTTTCACGATTCTCAGTCATCCAAATTATATCGTCGTGAATCATTTTTGTCGTGTTTTCCACGCTTCCTTCGATCTCGCCAATAAGTCCAAACCCACCTTGGTAGGCTTCGACATACTTGTCTAGATTATCGATCAGGTCGTCGTAGTAGTGACCTAGAGCTTTGTGCTCTGAGTAACTGTCGGTTTTCCAATGTCTGATGTGCGCGGCGTTACGCGCCTTGAACATTCGGTTTATGAGTTCTTCTACCATTAGAATGTGCCTCCAGAGATGCCACTCGTTGCAACCACAGTCGTAAAGGTTCCAGCCGCCGCTGATGCGCCACCGATTACCGTGCCATCAATAGTGCCACCGTTGATGTCTGCTGTGTCAGCAATCAAACTGTCAATGTTGCCTGTGCCTGTCAAATACAAATTGCGCCACTCATGTCCTGTTCTACCAAGGTCATAAGTGTTATCTGTTGCAGGATCAAAATCAGAGTTTACACGCCCAACAAAATTTATGGTGTCAGCGTTACTGCTACCAAAGGTTGAATTGTCGTTTACAGTTAAATCTGTAAATGTGCCTGCCGCCGCTGTTGTCGCCCCAACAGTCGTACCGTTAATTGTTCCACCAGTCACAGTTACAGAGTTTGCATTCTGTGTAGACATGCTTCCCAAACCAGAGATGTCTGTATTTGGAATGGTAGAGGACGCTGTCAGCGCAGATGTTCCAGTGCCTTTGACATAGCCTGTCAATGTGGTTGCACCAGTACCACCGTTACTCACAACAAGGGTTCCAGCTAAGGAGATTGCTCCAGAGGTTGCAGTGCTTGGAGTAAAGCCTGTAGTTCCTGCGTCAAAAGTAGTTACTCCACCAGCAGGAGCTGGTTGCCATGAGGCAGTTGTGCCGTTAGACGATAACAAATAGCCGTTAGCGCCAATAGCCAAACGGGTGGCGCTGTTTGTGCCATTGCCAATAATCAGGTCACCAGTTGTGGTGATGGGTGATAAAGCATTGAACGCCGCAGAAGCTGTAGTCTGACCAGTGCCGCCGTTTGCAATTGCCCATGTGGGGATAGAGCCAGCCAAGTCTGCATAAGCAATACTGACAACGCCAGTCTGACCGTTAACAGAACTGACCAAGTTAGTCTGGTCGATCTTCTGCCATGTGGAGCCATTAAAGATAGCCCAATCGCCAACTTGCCAGTCAGTGATGCCATCAAGGTTTGTCGAGCCAGCAACGGAAACGATGTAGTAATAACCGTTTGTGCCTGTGCTAGAAGTAAGTGTAGGCGTGTTAGTCGACGCATTCCATGAACCCTGATAAGACAGGCCACCAGTGAAACTTGCAGTTGTGACGCTTGTGATCACACCTTTAGAGTTCACGGTCACCACAGGGATTGCAGTGGACGAGCCATAGGTGTTAGCAGTTACGCCAGAGGCTGGCAGGTCTGCATTGACCAATGTGCGGAAAGAAGTAGGCGCATCAGGGCCAGCAGTTGGGCCAGCGTAGACCACATTGGCAGGCTGATCCACAACTAACAGCGCAGAACCCCATGTAGGCTCACCAGTGCCACCAGACACAAGAACTTGACCAGCAAGACCAGAAGGGCCAATGTAGAGGCCATCAGCGCCTGACCAGACAATAGCGCCAGCCTCGGGCACTAAGCTCCGAGCTGTGCCACCGTTGCCTAAACCAAGTATGTTGTCGACTTCATCATCAGCAGACAAGTCAACAGCAGGGTGTTTGTGATCGCTTCGGGCAAGGGTGTTTGCAACGCCTGCTGAGCCAGCTTGGAAGCCAGACTCTGGCGCAGTAGCGCTATAGCTTGCGGCTAAGGTGACATTACTACTTAGAAGTCCACCACCTGTCAAACCATTTCCAGCAATCACCTGTGTGCTTGTAGGCACATAGCCTGAGATAGTTGCAGGCACAGTGGTAGCCGCAGTTACGCGACCTGTGCTGTCAACAGTAAATATTGGAATGTTTGTTGAATTGCCATAAACACCAGAAGTTACGCCAGAAGCGGCTAACTGCGTGGAACCAACGCCACCGTTAGCGATGCTCAGGGTTACATTGCCTGTCAGAGCGCCACCACCAGTCATGCCAGTGCCTGCGATCACTTGGGTGCTTGTGGGCACGCCTGCAACGCTGAGCAGATCACCAACACGGATTTGATAATTGTTGCCCTGATAGACGATCATCATCAGGCTGTTTTCGTCAGCCACAGGAGCGACAGGTAACTGCGTGATGCGCGTTGGTATTAGATTACTTGGGACATCAGACATTTAAAACTCCAAATAGCTATTACCGTCTTCAGTGATGAAGAACTCGTCGCCTGCTTCTTGAATCACACCAGCAGGGCGGGTGTTGACAGGAGTGTCAGGGCGGTTAAAGGGCAATATGATTTTATCAGGTGCGCGAGGTGCGAGGCGGTAGGGATCGTAGTCGTCGACATCTTCGGCGCAGACCATTAGCCCCGGGTAATTCGGGTCGCTCTGCAACTCTGCCATCAGGAACTTGCGCGAACAGCGTGCGCAGATCGCAATGCCATAAGTCGCTTCGCCTGTTGGGTCTAGGAAGAGGCTCATTTGGTGTAGACCCCAATGCCCGGGTTAATCTGGATCGACGACCCATCATTGTCCCCATCCCACGCTCTCTGCACGCTCATCGCCGCCTTTTGCTCTAGCATAGGTATCAGCGCCACATCTACTGCTGGAGTCTCTGCGGCAACCTTAGCGGCAAGCCCATCCACAATTGCTTGTAGCCATCTCTGAGGCACTTCCACATCTTGTTGAAGGTTCTCTGTGTCCATGATCTGGCGGTGTCTCCAGAGCACTAACTGAGCAAGCTCAGCGTAGTCTGCGGGGGCGGGCCAGAGGTTGACGACTGGGCGTGGGAGGTCGCGTTGATACCAGAAGGACGCTGGGCGACCGGGGAACACCTTGTTGCTCTGATTCACATACCCATCACGATTGAGCACACCCAAAGGAATCTCTTGTGGCAGATTGCCCATCGTCACTAGCGTGAGCGTCATCGTCGAAGTTGAGGTGAATCTGAAGTATTGGTAAGGCAAAGCCCCTGAAATATCAGTCCAAACAATCTCACCAGCCGCCGCTGTCGTTGATTGCGTGCCCACAGTCGTCCATGACGAGCCATCTGCACTAACTTGGAAGGTAACTGGCACAGCCGCCGCTCCCCACTTGATACCAATTGTGTCTACAGTGGTCGCAGTGGTGAAATTTACGGTGTACGCAGTGGAAGTGATGGTCGTCGCACCAGATACCTGCTGAATTTGACGATAATTCAAGTTCAGCACATCAACAGTACCCAAAGGAAGGGTCACAATCTGCTGATTTTGGTACATTGGCAAGATTACATAGTCAATACACCAGCTAGGTGTACGAATATTCGCCAATTCTGACAAAAGCAAGTAGAGGGATTCGAGCGCATAGCTTTGCATCTCGCCTGATATGGCTTGAGCAGGCAGTCTACAGCGCCTGAAAGCGTGATCTACGACTTTCAGCGCATTAAATGTAGTGCCGCTCACATTACCAGAAAAAGCCATGCTAACCCCGCATTGTAGTCAGGATGCTTGCTGATCCAGCACGCTCTTATTGACGAAAATTATAGTTTATTAAGTCAGAAAAAACAACTTAACAATTAACTTTTGCTTTCACTGCCCTGCCACCCTTTTTCATGGGGGAGATCATAGGCTCACGAGGTGCAACTGGCATCTGGCGGCGAGGAGCAGTGATACCTAAACCCTTTTGGGCAGGAGGAATCATGCCTTGACCACCACGAGGGCCAATGTTCTTCTCAGTGCGAGACTGCATCATCTCTTCTTTTTGCATGCGTGGTGATTCAGTGCGCTCATGCTTTGCCATTTCCTTGCGGCTGGCGTACATCTCGCCTGTCTTGGCTTCTTTCATGCCACCCTTAGCGTAGCCACCCTTAGCCATTTTCATGGCAGGGCCACCACTCTCGTAGTTGCAAGGCTTCTCGCTGAAGTCAAAATCTTTGACATATTTCATTTTTGCCATGACTTATCCTTGTGGGTTTGCGTATGTCTTGATGCACTCAAGAACGATTGTGTACATGTCGCCAGCGGCGGCGTTTGTGGTGGTAAACAGCACATCACCAGTTACACCAGCGCCAGCGTTGTTTGGAATACCACCAAAAGATGACAAGTCCATCAGGTAGTTTGAATTTGTAGGAAGCATCCAAGCAAGGACATCAGTTGACGCATCCCAAAGAATGCGAACTTCCATACCAAATGTTGTTGCATAAATCTTATTGAGCTTCACGCCATTGCAAGCATTGCCAGCGGCGTTAGGGCTTAGTGTGGAAACATCAATCTTGATAACACCAGTCTCGCCAGTGCCATCAGAAATGTTTGTAAATTTACCAATAAACAATCTCTCGCCATCGAGGATCGTTTGCGAAGCTACAGCATCAGCCATTTTGTTCTCCTGTTTCAGTTGTTTCAACCACTTCAGGCGCGTCTAAACGCCTGATTAACATCTGGTATGCACTGATTGTGGCTTGCGCTTGAAGCAGGAAGGTTTCAGCCTTCCTAACTTCATTTTGCAAATCAGAAATCTCTGCTTCCAGAAATTCTTTAGTGATTTGCATATTAGCTGAATGTAGCGTAAGCAGGGATGTAATAGACTGTGCCGCCAATCATCACTTTGACTGCTTTAGCCACAGTGGTAACTGATGTTGCAGTTGGTGCAATTGTTGCCGCAGGAGCGGTTTCAATGTTCATCAACAAAGGAACTTCGCCAGTGTTTGTGCCGCTGTCAGACACTCGGATGAACGAGGCTGTAGCGGGCAAAGTTGCGTTGACGGTGTAGTTGGTGTCGAGCTGGATGACAGCGAGTGTGCCGCCCGGGGTCGCATCCGTGCCACCCAAAGTCGCACGAATCGCATTAGCCGCGCCAGAAATTGTGGCAGAAGAGCCATTAACTTCGCAAGAAATGTGCGCACCATTGATTGTGCCCGCTGTAGCCGCACCAGTTCCAGTCACCACAGAGAAAGCGCGAAGCGTTTCACCAGAGCCTGTTGATGTAAATGTTAGTTTGCTATAAGTCAAACGAGTATCGCCTGTTGTGGCAGATGTCGTTGCGTATGCGGCGTTAATGTTTTCCGCAGTAGTTACAGCAAGGGGAGAAGATGAAGTGCCAGTTTCAAAACCATTGAGTGATACTACTGGGCCTGTGAATGTGGTTGTTGCCATGATGTTTCCTTACATGCAAGTGATGCGCAACCGTCTGCATGTCGTCGGCAAGGGCGTGCCGTCTGTTGCGCGTGGATTAAATGTGCCCAGCAAACACCCCCCTTGCGGAGAGTGTTCACTTGATACTTTAGTTAAAGATCAAACGCCCGCTGTACCATAAATACCGCGAGGATCAGTCCAACCGAAAGTATAACGCTCGGTGGCCTTGTAGCGCATTGAATCAGTCTCGAAGTCACCTTCCATAGACTTTTCCAAACCACGGCGCATCAACAACTTCAAGCCTTCTGGCGCATCAGTCTCAATCCACCATGCAGTGGTTGATGTGATACGAGACAAGTTAGCTTGACCATCAGCCAGCAAGCCCATGGACTTAACAGGGTTGATGTCGTTGTCAGCAGTGCCTGTACGCAACACACTCTTCAACAGAACTTCGGCTTGGAACACATTAGATGGGCCAGACACGATCTTGGTAGGAGTCAAGCGGATACGCTTGCCGTTGTTGTCAACAGCGTTACGAATCTGAATGAGCAACTGCTCAAGAGAAGTTTGTGAAAGAGCGGCGGCAGTAGTAAGCTGGTTACTGAAAGTGCCATTCACGATTGGGTGAGATGTGTTAACCAAAGATACGCCATCACCACCTGTGTACGCGCTGTTGAAAGCACGGTTCAGGATGTTAGCGCCAAGGGTTTCCTTAGTCTCAATCAGTGACTGTGCCAAGTGTTTGGCATAGGTCTGACCGATACGGATGTGATCACCGTCCTCAACCAAGACTTTGGTCAAGCTGAATGCCAAACCGTAGACTTTGTAGAGGTAGCGTTGCAAGAACAATACGCCACCAGATTGGTAGCTTACTGCCATGCCATCAGGCAACTCGGGAGCCGCGCCGAAACCGTACAAGACGGGTTCTTCGTGGTAATTACGAGGAATGCCTTTTTGCTCACGGAAAACCATCTTCCATTCATCAGCACGCTGATTGTAAACGCCGTCAAAGACTTCGTTCAGGATTGGCTCAACAACGGATCGAAAGTCCGTACTACGCATTGGGGTAGCCATAATTTAGCCCTCCTTAAACCGAGTTCACTGCGGCTTTGTAGTGGTGTTCGTTGATACGAACAGTCACAACAACATAAGCGTCAGTGAGGGAGTCGTTGATTTCATATCCAAAGCCAGTGATCTGGAATTGACCAGAAGTGGCTTGAATGGCGGTCAGGTAAGTGTTGGACAAACCTGTTTGGGTCGAGCCACCGGGCGAGGCCACAGTCCAATCACACTCTTCACCAACAGCCGTTTGAACGGTTGTGCCAGCGGAGGGGTTGTTGTACTGAACATCAAACAGTGTTTCAGGATCATCATAGACCCATGCAGTGATCTCTGTACCAGTCGTGCCAGAAGGCCAGAATGGGGAGATCGTTGGTTTACCAGTAGCGTCCAAATACTGTACACCTGCGAAGATGCCCAGCAAAGAAACGCCATCTGTAGTACCAGAACGAGTACCGTCCGAAGTACCTAGTTGAATTACACCGTTGTCGGTTAACTTAACGGGATCACCGCTAAAAATGTTAGCCGCATAGGTGCTCGCGATTACATAGGCTTTTGGGCGCATCTGACCACTGTTGTGGAAAGAAGCACGAAAGCCAAATGGTGCGCTAGTCGAAGACATAGATGCTCCTATTGGATTAAAAGGTTTCGTCAGGAAAGATCAAAAAGAGCTTCCCGCTGTTGTCCTATTTCCAGATTGCCATCTCCCACAGACAGCTTCGACTTAGATGCACGGGCTTGTTGCTCGAGGAATTCTGCGGTGTCGGTCAATTTCTCTTCCTCACGCAGTGGCGCATCGTGGTGCGCTTCCTTCATGTACGCCTCATAAAGCGACATGGGGAGCTTAAAAGCAAGCATCTCGTTCACCCCGATGAATCCAGACCAATCGCCAGTCTTGAGGGTCGCGTATTCCCAGCCCGGGATGTCCTCGGGCTTCAGCGGCTCATATCCAAGACGGATGCGCATTTGTATAGAGTCACGAGGGTTAGTCGTGGTCAGCCAGCAACAGTGCCAGCCGGGGATTCTTGGCAGATCAGGCAGTGAAGACTGAAAAAACTGCTGACGGAACATCTCAATCCGCTCATTCTCGGTCACCTCGCGATTTTCCGTTACGGCGCGATCTGTCATCGCACGCCCCACGCGATTCTCTCCAGCGGATTTCTTCATTCGTTCGTCGGTCATTACTCGCTCCTTTCAGCGATTGGAAAAATTATACGACTTATTTGTTAATTTGCAAATAAATCAAGATTTGTTGTTTCTATCATACTCTGCGTAGCGCTTGACATACTTCATGCGCAACACTGGGTCGTCCCAAACGCCTGCATCCACGAGGGCTTGCTTGCGGTCTGGGCTGATGTAAATTTCTTTACGAGTAGATGTTGGCGCATATTCGCGACCAGAACCTACTGTGGGGCCACCCCTTGCAACTCGCTCTTCGCGGTCAGCTTTGGGGGCCTTGCCAAACTGCTCAGGTAAGCGGCGTGCAACTCGTGCCCGCAACTCGTCCCAGTAGTCTTCGCTTCTAGGATCATGACCTTCCTTGTTCATGGCTTGGTCAATCGCTAAAACAATAGCTGATCGCTCATCACCACCTTGGGGGTCATACCACTTGTTCTCTTCCAAGAACTCTTTGGCGTGCATCATTGCCCTGTCGTCCATAGCCTGTGGAGCTTGGGGAGGGCGCTGTGTCGCTTGTTGTTTGTGGTAGTTTAGTTGGTTAACCTTGGCAAGAGCTTCGTCGCGGTAACGCATAGCCTTAGCTACATCTTCACCGTTACCAACCTCTACTGCTTTGGCAATAACACGATCTGCCATCTGAGCTTCGTTAGCCGCTCTAGCAATCTGAGCATCAATTTGACCTAAGTCGCTTTGGAAGGCTCGTTGTTCTTGAGCAGACATGCGGCGCTCAAGTTCATCATTGCGTTTACGGAGGAAGTCCAATTCCACTTTGTCGCGGGTAATGGCTTTGTCTCGGCGGTCTTTGCGCTCGAGCTTTTCAAGTCGTCTGCGCTCTCGAATAGCTTCTCGTTCTGGGTCATTGCCATCGTCATCTTCTTGTTTGGCAACTCTGTCGTCACCACTATCGTCATCGTCTTCTAAGGGTTTCTCTTCGACAATAACTATGTCTTCTACATCATTCTCAGGACGCTCGTCCGTTTCTTTCATTACTTCAGCCATAAATCATCTCCTTTCAGATGAATGCTCGAACAGCTAATGGATCGCCTTGAACGCGACCAATAATGTCCAAATCATTAAAAATAACAAATAGGGCTTTTTCACCAGTGGGTAGTTCTACTTCCCAGCGGTCACCGCCATACTTTGCGACACGAACAAAATCTCCGTCATTGCACCATGCACCTTCAGGCCAACTCGCCATCGTGTCTCGGTTCTTAAAGGCGAGTGGGCCAATTGCGATGACCTTTCCAACCTGTGTGTTCCACTTTTCAGTGTCACGAGAACCTGTGTCGATGATGATGCCACCTGCTGACTTTTGCATAGGGGTACGGATTTGGATCAGAACACGGCTTCCAAAAGGCTGAATTCCAGCTTCTACTGCTGGGAAAGCCTCTGCCAGTGCGTTCTCATAAGTCATTGTCACTATTTTTCTCCTCGTCTAGTAGTGATAACAGTACATTCACGGCGGCTTCGTAACCTGCTACGACTCCGACACGATACCCGTACTCGAAGGTATTGCGTTCTTGAGGACGCTTCAAGGCATCCAGCGCAAACTTCTGCTGGTCTGACTTGAGGCGGTTGAGCATCTGCTCAGGAAAGTTCACGCTGGTGTCTTAGGCGTTGTGGGTGCGCTAGGAACGGTTTGACCGTTGAGCTTCTCGCCAGCCGCCATGCGGTGGTGTTGTTTGACGAATGCGCCAGTCATGGGAACTGTGCCAGTTTTTGGGGTATCGGACATGTGAGTCTCCTTGATAAAGTTTAAAAATCAACGCGCCCCGGGGTTGATCCCCGTGCCCGTACTCACCGCAAACTTCTCCCCAGTCGCAAGCTCCGTTGCCGCAAGCCTCATCGCTGTGTCGTTGTCCGCAGTGTTCATGCGCTCTCTGGCTTGCAATTCCACCAGTAAGCGTTCGTTCTCTGACATTTGGCGCATCTGCTCCTTCTGCATGTCTTCCTGATTCTTCTGCGCATCTGTCTGCGCTTCAATCTGAAGTTTCTGCTGTTCAAGTTGCAGTTTCGCCTGATCGATCTGAGCACGCTGTTGCATTGCCTGACCTTGCAGTTGCGCGTTCATCTGCGCAATCTCCATGGACTTGTCTGGTGGCATTGGTGGCTGTGGCTTGAACTGCTGAGCCGCTTGGTCGATCTGAGCCAACTCCTGACCAAAGCTACCAAGTTGTTGTTCAATGAACTGCTGGACTTGCAAGATCACATCGACTTGCTCGTCTGCATCTTCTTTGATCAAGTCTTCGCGCTGAGCCATGTCCACAGCGTTGTGAGCTTCGACAAGGTAATAGTTCAGCAAGTGGTCGCGCAAGTGCGTGGCGATGGGATAAATGAATGTCCGTGCAATCACTGGGTTGCTACCAAACAGGGGTGACTTCAAGAACGCGAGGTGGGTCTTGAGGTGAGCCATGTGGTCTTGCCTTGGGATGACGAAGACTGGGCGACCCATGGTGGCGGCAACATTCTCGCTGACGGGGTCGATGTCCTCGGAACCCGGCTGTGCCTGCAACACCTCATCCGCACTAATCTTCAGATTGCGCAGGAACATCTTCTCCACATTGCGCTGGTCATACATCTGGGGCATAACCGCCGCCCTCTGCATGATCGCCTGAATCTGTGCAAACCTCTGTGTCTCGCTAAAGATCGCAGGGTCGCTGACAGGGATGATGTCCATTGGGCCATCAAAGTCAGAAGGCTCAATATCCAAACCAGACTCAAGCGCCTCGACATCTTCGTCTGTCAGATAGGCAGAATTGATGCGGTGCAATATCTTGAACACACGCGCCATTGATGAGTGCAGGCGTGAGTGAATCGAGGAGAACACCACCATGCCTTGCTCAATCAGAGCGAGGGTTGTGCCTACAGGGGCGTTAACATTCTGGTCGCTCAGCTTCTCAAAGGAGGTCTGAACAACGCCCTTGCCTGCGTCGACCAAGAAGCCAAGCAACTGGAAGAGCACCGCAGAGGGTGGGTTGAATGGCATGGGCATGGCGATCTTGCGGACATCGTCCACGAGTGCGCCGCCTTCCATCTCCACGACTTCGGTGGGCTGGAGGTTGATGGTCTGCCCGCCGGGGCCACCTTTTAGTTTGAGCAGTGTCGGAATGTTCTGAATATGCGCACTATCCATCAGCGCCCTTAAAGCGCCCGTAGCCGCCCCACTCAAGCCACCAATCATGTGCGTCAGTCCAATTGGGTATGCACCACGCCATGGCACAAATCCAAACTCCACAATCCAGTCAAGCTCTTTGCGGTAAGTGTCATCTGCTTCCCAGTTACGGTACACAGACAGCGCCAGCCCACTCGACTTGTCCACGCTCAAGATGTAAGGCTCAACGCCATCACCAAAGTCTAGGTAGGTGTAAATCTCAAAGATTGTGCGCAGTCCATCCTCGTTGTAAGAGGACTCCTTGCGACCTTCGATTTTGTCGTTTGCTTGGGTTGACTTGCTGTATTCAGGTTCGTCAGCCGTGCCCACATCGACATCGCGATACATGCCAGACTTGACCCTGCGCATGTATTCCATCTTGGTTACATACTGGACATGGGTCTTGCGCTCAGCGCTGTAGAAGTTAGTTGCGGCAAATGGCAGGTAGACATCGTCGATGGGGATGAACTCAGCCGCTGGTCTGCGGTGCTGTGGGTTCCACATCATCTTGAGGTACTGACCACCACCTAGTGGGAGCTGGGTGCTGAGTTGCTCGAGTTCGCCACGGAACTCAGTCATTTGCTCAGTGGTTTGCCAGTTCATGAAGGCGGCTTTGCGCTCTGCCTTGTCGACCTTCTCTTTGTTTTTCTCGCCTTGAATCTTGCTCTTGACTGGGCCACTTGGGGGGAAAATCTCCTTCATGACGCGAGCGGAGAAGTCCACGCAGGCTTCGATGAGCATGGGGTGGACGACTTTGTTTGCGCCTGTGAACTGTGCACCCCCGGGGGCATCATCGCCCAGACCTGTTCGCCGCAGTCCCTCTTCGTACTGCTTGTCCCGCTTCTCTCGCGCCTCCTTGTCCTTGTCGATCTTCTCGAGCAAGTCCGTAGTCGCCTCGACGAGCATAGACTGGTCTACCTCATCGACAATGTTCGCAAAGTGGGCTTGGTTCTTTTGTGCGTCTTCGTCGTTTTCTTTCTCACGAATGATCGCACCACCATCTTCAGTATCTTCTACCTCTGAAAAGTCCTCATCGACTTCGACAGTTTCGCCTTTATCTTCAGGGATCGTTAGGTCTTTGTTTTGTTCAGCCATACAGTTCCTCATATAGCGATGACGCTATTGTGTCGATTTCCGCTGGATTGTACTCGACAGCACCACCTTTGGCGAATGGCATTTGGTACTGCACTTGAGCAGATCGACCTGCGGCACGGTTTCTTGGCTGGTTGATGGTAGCGCTTAGCATGCCATCCCCAACCTTACCTTGGTAACCAGCGGTGTAGCCTGTGACTCCTGAGCCATAGGGCGTTTTCTGGGCTTGCAAGCCTAGCATCATTCTGCCTAAACCCACAGGGATTGAGCCACTTAGCATGCCTTGATAGACACCTTCAATATCCATTGGCTTAGACACATTTGCGTTCACGCCAATACCATTGATGTTTTTACCATAGGACGCATCAAGTGTCTGCATCATCTGGTTAGGCATTGTGCTTAGCTTGTTGAAGTTGACACCTAAGTTCAGGTTGCCACCACCCAGAGGGATGTTTGCACCAGCTCCAGCACCAGACTGCTCACCTTGCAGACCTAAAGTCTTCATGGCGTACTTGTACAGGTTAGCTGACTGTCTGTCGTCAAAGTCCATCTCAGGGATGTCGACCTCGCCACCTTTGGCATAGAAGTCAGGCAAATCAATTGGTGGACGCTCAATCAACTGGTTTTTAGGCAATGAGTCGTCAAAGTATTTCTCTGGCTTGACTTTGTTTCCAGTCATAGCCATCTCTTCTTTAAGCGCCTCAATGTATTCCTCTTGTGTGCGTCTAGGCAATGGCTCACGCAGTTCATAGTTTGGCATCAACTGCACAAGGCTTCTCTGTTGACCAGCGCCAGCAAGTGCACGGTTACGGTGGCGACCCTCATGCCCAGTGATGTAAGGCATCAAAGGCAAGCCAGTCTCTTGTTTGCTGATTTGCAGATAGGGGATATCGTTAAAGCCTTCAGGCAATTCGCGTAAAAACTTGAGGTAGTCCTCTGTGGACATTGTGTGCTTTGAGAGGTCACCTTGGCTGGCTAACTTTGCCGCATTAGGGCCAACACTGCTCTTGTAGTGCAATCGAGCGGCGTAATTCTCAAAGTCCGCTGGGTTCATGGTCATCATAGCTTTGGCGTTGTCACCAGAGAATGCTTGGCGAAGCGCCTCGTCTGTGTACATCTTTTCAAGGTTAGCAATCTCGTCAGCGGCACGCTCTACACGCTTTGCGCCATAGTTACCTTTAGCTGTGCGGACTGCTTCCTTAACCCTGCTGATCCCTTTAGGGATCACAATGGCTGGCGCTTCAATAGTCTCAATGACAGTCTTCTTAGCGGCTTTAGGGTAGTAAGACTCAAACAGGTCAGCCAAAGACATCACTGCTTCTTTAGCTACTTTGGCTTTGCCACCAGCTTGAAACCTCTTGACCGCACCACCTTTTTTGTAGCCAGTGATCTGCTTGACTCGGTCTTGGTACTTGCCCATCTCGTCGAGGTACTGTTGGTCAACGACTTGGTGGGGGAACACTTTCTGGATCGTGCCTGTAAAGTCTGAAGGGTTTTGAGTCCTTAAGACATGCGCAGTTGCGTCAGGGTATGACATGGTGAAGGGTGACAGCACCTCACGAGGGCCAATCGCCTCGCCCAAGATTCGATGGGTGTAGGTGTTGTGTAGCGCACCTAAAGGCTCGACAGGCGCGTTAGGCTTGAGGATGCCTGTGTTCAGACCAGTCATGTTGATTTCGAGGTTGCGGATAGCAGGTTCTGAGATCGCGTACTCGATGTCACGCCCATTGGGTAAGCCAAGGGGCTGGGTGAGGTCAGGAGTCTTCATGCGGTTGTTGAACCACTTGCGCATTTCTGGGTTCTTTTGCATGGCTTCAAAGGCGAGGTCAGGGGAAGCCAACCCGGGCCAGTCTGGGAACTTCACATGCTTAGTCGTCACCTCACCAGTCGTCTTATTCTTTTTCTTGATCACATACCCATCAGCAATGTGGCTGTCAAAGATTGCGACATCTTTTGGCTTGAGCTTTGACCAGTCCAGCGCCTTAAGGTTAGCGTCCGCAAAGTGCATGGCAAAGTTGTTAGACATTGGCCCCATCGCTAGGTGCTCACCCACCATGCGCTCAGGCATGTACTTGGCGTAGAGGTCATCGATGCGACCTTGGATGCCTTGGGCTGGGCCAATGTTGGACTTCCAGAACTCAGGGTCAATCAAGTGTTTTTGACCAAGTCCGTACTTAGCGCCGCCTTGCTGGAGGGAGTTGATAGTCTCGCCTTGGAGGGTGTCGAGGATGGTGTCGCTGATGGACTGGTCGCCCGGGAACGCTACATTCACATCCCCAATTTGCGGCTTATTCACCTGCGCCTGTGCCACCGTCCCTGTGGGCGTAAGCTGAAACTGTAGTTGCTTGACCCGCTCAGCTTCCTTCTTGGAGCGCCCTGCTAGGTTAACTGTCTTGCCCTGTGGCGTGACATGCTCACCAATCATCTGGCGTGCTACCCGCTCAGCAATCTCGTTGATCTCTTGCGAGGACTTGGGCGCGGCTCTTGGGAGCACCAATGGCATGGCCTCTTCTTTTGGTGCTTTGCCTGAATACTTGTTGAACAGCTTGGCAATGCCCTCGGCTGTGGCTTCAACGATCTCAGCGGCTTTGGTTCCCTTGCTCAAGTGCACAGGGCCACCACGGGCCATCTCTGGTGGTGGTGTGTCTGGCGCAAGTTGTTTTTGCAACCAATCGTCGTATTCTTGCCCAGTCAAATACCTTTTACCTAAATCTTGTTCAGCTTTCTTTAAAAAATCTTCAGTAGATTTGTACATTGGTGTTGGCGTGCCACCTTGCATGCCACCTAACAATCTATCAATCTGTTCAGCCGAAGTGCCTTTGGGCCAAACAATCATGGAAGTCCTTGGATCAATCAATCCAGTGTTTCCTAAGTCTTTGACATTAGACCAGTTACCACTTTGCACAAAGTCTCGTGTAAAGGGATCATACTTTTCAATTGGGCGTAAGTTTTGCTTGCCTTTGATCTGAAGGATGCTTGGCGTGTTTTCTAGTTGATATTGTTGCGCAAGCCTGTTTGCTGTTTGCTCATATGACTCGCCAGTGTTACCAAAACCACCTTTTGTTTTTGCAAGTTTGTCTCTTTCATCTGCAACCAACTCATGAAAACTTCTAAACTGTCCAGAAGGGTCTGGGGTTTTGTCAGCTTTGGTGAACCAACTTGGATTGCCTTCAACTTCGACGGTTACATGCGGCTCACCACGCCTGTCGCGCAGGCTAAAGATGCGGGTATTGCCAGTTGCAACATCAGGGCAGTAACCACCCACACAATGACCCATGGTGTCGCCTTCGTACTTAAGAGCTTTCTCTAAGCGCTTGTCGTACTTTAATGCGTCAGCAATTGCTTCCTCTTGCGTCTTGTGAAACGGAATGTTGGTATGCCCTAAGTTGTTTGTGGGACGAGAGGCTGTTGATACAGCTTCATTGCCAGCCTCGTCTACAACTTTATAACCACCGCCCATTTCATCTTGGATAACTCTGTAGCCAGCGGGCAGTTCTTTTGGAGGAGCAAGCTCGATCCACTTGTAGCCTTCTGGATATTCTTTGTAGGTAGGGAAGCCTTCAGTGTTTCTGATAGCAGTCTGGCGCATCTTTACAGCCGCCGCACGGTCAAAATCAGCAGTGCGCTCAATGGCTTGATCCATTGTCATCTTGGTTAGCTTCTCAGGTGTCAAAGCTCCAGAGCGCAAGTCTTGACGCAAAATGTCCATCACATGATCAATGCCCATATACCTGTTTAAATCGCCTTGCGTCTTGTAAACCAAAGTTTCTGGGTCAAGTTTTGCCAACCATGGGTAGGTTTCTACGGTTTCAGGGAACATGCGACCAGCTTTCTTCATGCCTAGCAAGCTGTCTGTCATGTTTTCCCAGCCCTTGCCAATCAGTGAAGTAGCCATTCCTTCAGGTGGGAAGCCGCTTTGAGCACGAGCGCCAATGGTTCCACTGCCTGTATACCCAGCCTCATCAGCTAAATTTTTAATATGCCCTATGGTTTGCTCAGCAGTGCTGACATCAAAGTTCAATTGATCAAT